GTCGGCATCGGGGTGAGTCCGACGTATAAGCTGCACGTGAATGGTAGTTTATTCTACTCATCAGGTGGTCTTAACGGTTCCGATGATAGGATCAAATATAATGAAGAGAATATCACCAATGCGCTCGACATTATATGTAAACTTAAACCTCAAAAATATGAGAAAATTATGGTATTCCCATCAGATGCTACGGGTAGTTGGATACCAACTGATGAAAATTGGGAAACCGTGAAAAATGCAGAAACGAAACCATGGGAGGGCTTTACACATGGAGACGAATATGGATTTATTGCACAAGATGTTCGTAACATTCCTGAAGTATCATTTTTAGTTTCAGGTTCCGAAATGAAAACAGTTGATGAATCTGTATCACCGGAAGAATATGTCAATTTAAATGAAGATGAACAGGGTACATATACACGTAAATATGTATACGAAGAAAATGTAATTACAATAGAGGAGTATACAAATTTGATATCTGAAAACAAAGATAAATGTACGGGTATATACATAAAACAAGTGGAAACCCAAACACCACTTGGTCTTAATTATCAGGGAATATTCGTTGTCGCAGTTAAGGCGATCCAAGAAATAGATGCACAACTCCAAGCTGAAAAGGTGAGGAACGATGCCTTGGAAGCTCGTATCTTGGCTTTAGAAAGTGCTTAGTCCCGATTTGAGACCGAAGGTCTCTGGTCGTACATGAAAAACCAAACTTTACAAACTGTCTCAGAGTTTCTAAAGTTCCCCGTATCTAAGCGGGGAAAGTCTTTCAGACTTCGTTCCAATCGACGAAGTCGATTGTCCCAGGTACTTAAAAATAAAGTCTCACTATATTATAAAATGTCTGGTGGTATTGCCCAACTCGTAGCCGTCGGTGCCCAGGATGTACACCTTGTCGGTCAGCCCGAGGTGTCTTTCTTCAGGTCCACCTACAAACGTCACACAAACTTTTCCCAAACTGTCGAGCGTCAGGTCATTCAGGGCAACGTCTCAAACAACGGCATGTCCACCATCCGCTTTGAGCGCAAGGGTGACATGCTCAACTATGTCTACCTCGCTCCCAACACCGGTCTCAAGAGTAATACTATCACTGACTGGACTACCGTAATTTCCAAGGTTGAACTCCTGATCGGAGGTCAAGTTATTGATGAACAGGATGTCACTTATTCCCGTCTCATCGCCCCCACTCTCTCCGCGACCTCCTCTTCCAAGTCGGTCAATGGTAACCTGTACGGTGGTGCCACCGCGGAGCGTTTCTACCCTCTCCGTTTCGCTTTCTGTGAGAACTGGCAGACTGCCCTTCCTCTCATCGCCCTCCAATATCATGATGTGGAGCTTCGCATCACTTGGGGTGCCGAGGCCGCTGCTTCTACATGGGATGTCTACGCGAACTATGCGTACCTCGATACCCAGGAGCGTGAGCTGTTCGCTAGTCAGCCCATGAACCTTCTCATCACCCAGGTTCAAAAGGCGATCTCTTCCGGTTCCAAGATGCAGGAACTCAACTTCAACCACCCCATCAAGTACCTGGCCTCGGCTAAGGCTTCTGCTCTCGATATCCTCAACGACGATAACAAGCTCAAGCTCCAGATTAACGGTACCGATGTCACCGACTTCAAGTTTGCTGACCCCAACTACACCACCGTACCCCTGTACTACCACACAACCAACGCCTCTACCCCTGCTGTTGCCAAGACTCTGTTCTTCTACCCATTCTCCCTCGATTGTGGTAAGCTCCAGCCTACTGGCTCTCTCAACTTTTCCCGCCTTGATTCCGCCCGTATCGTGTGTGATAAGCAAAATGTCACCTCCGATATTTACGGCGTAAACTACAACGTTCTCCGTATCGAGAATGGTATGGCCGGTCTTTTATATTCTAACTAATTAATAACAATGTATTGGGAGATCATTTTCCTCCTCGCCATCGTTTTTGTATTGACGTACGATCCTAAATCCAGGACACTCGAAAAGTTCGTTGGGCACCCTTCCCCATCGACTGATAAGTGTTGTCAGCCCACGCATTACGAAGCCGTTCAATTCGCACATAGCCCGTACGATTGCCCCACATGTCCCCAACAGACTCAGATGGGTGTAATTACTTAAAAAGATAAAGAGTGTATATTTTATAATGATCCCAATTAATCGTGACACCATGATGTTAGTTGCCACCGTGGTATGTGTAGCCGGCCTTCTCTTTCTCTTCAGGGAGGTGAACAAGACGAAGCAGGAAGTTGAGCACATGAAAGACTTTTCCGAGTATGTTTCTAAGAAACTCGATACACAACAAGTCGAGCATCTCAAGTTAATTACTAAGGAAGCTGAGGATGATATTGTAGAGGAAAAAGTGACCGAATAAACATATAGACTTATTATAACTTGCGAATGCGCAATGAAAAAATACAAAGCTATAGCAATACCCGTTAGTTTTGCCGATGGGAAACCAAGGTTTCTCACGGTACGAGATACAAGATTCAAGGATTGGATATTTGTCACAGGAGGATGCAGGCGAAGAGAAATTTTAAACCCGATTAGGTGTGCCTTAAGGGAACTAGAAGAAGAGACTCGTGGTGTTGTTTCACTAAAGAGTGGACAGTATACTGAGTTTAAGTTTATACATAAAGAGAGTCCCACAGTTGACCTCGAATACAATGTTTTCATTTTTTTCGTAAACTGTGGTCGTTCAGAACAACAGGGACAGATAAAGAAATTTTATGAAGAAAAACACAAAACAAATGTTAAAAAGTCTTTACGACAACCTATTAAAAAGACATACGATGAAAATGATTTCATGAGTTATGATACCCTCGAAGAATTTAACACACGAAAACGATGGTCATTGATCATAGATAATGTGATAAAGAATCCAGAATTCTATACGTGTATGAGTTCTTTGAATAGAAAAACATTTTCTATTAAATAATGAAGTCCAAGGTTTATATCCTCTCTGAAATTCGCCAACTACTCGAAAAGAATAGGGGCTTCTGTGAAGAAGAGATCGACCAATGGGTCATTGATAACGGTGATATGACCATATGTAAACTTTTAGAGTTTAAAAGTGATCTCATGAAGGGTAAACAGTATAGAGATGTATCATGTATGTCATGGTTTAGAGAAGAAGAACAATAACAAAGTATGTTCAAGAGTTGGTGTGCGACTCAAAAATTTAATAATGCAACCAATCTATCACATGTGCTCATGGACGGTGGTGTCCTTTCCGTGCCATTTGATAAATTGAATGTGTTCTATGATAAATACATAGAAGCCGTGAATCATGGTGAAAAGTTATTTATCGTCGAGCAAAAGAGTGAGAATTATAACTTTTTCGTGGATTTAGATTACAAGGGATCTGAATCACTCACGATTGAAGAAATCAAAGATATTTGTAAGGTCATATGTGACAAGGTCAAAAGACATGGTGGTAAAGAGTGTCTCATATCTGTCGCACCACCAAAAACCAGTGGTACGAAAATTAAAACGGGTGTACATCTAAACTGGCCGGGTCTCATAGTAGATCAGGCTTCGGCTATCGCACTCAGGGAACACCTTTTGATTTCTCTCACGAAAGCGAAGGGTTCCTATAACTGGAATGATATCATCGATGCCGCTGTATATGGGAGTGTTTCTAGACAGGCGAAGGGTAGTGGATTTCGTATGCCATGGTCACTCAAGTTAGTTAAACATGATGCATGTGGGGGACAGGGTTGTGCAGGGTGTAAATTCAAACGGAAGATTGAACAGCTCGCCTATCTACCACTATTCGTATACAAAACGGGACCCCTGAGTATGTTGACAAATATCGGTCAGAATCCAGATGTTGATATTTTGAAAATGTCTGCAGTCAGAACAAATGAACCCCAAAATACTGTGATTGATAACCCTTCAGTCAAGATAAAAGATGAAGGTTCGTTCTCATTAACACAGACCAAAGATGAAATTCAAAATGAAGAATTGAAGTCTATGATAGAAGTATTTGTTAGAAAGAATATGGAGGGTCAGGGACAGTCCATGATTACAAAAATATTCAGGCACAACGATACATATTTGGTTTCGACGACCTCTAAGTATTGTGAAAATCTAAAAAGGGATCATGGATCTAATCATATCTGGTTTTTCGTCAGTGGGAAGGTGATCGCACAGAAATGTTTTTGTCGCTGTGAAACACTTCACGGTAGAAGGGATGGTTTCTGTAAAGATTTCTATGGGCGAAAATATCAACTCCCACCTTCAATCACTGATAAATTATACCCAAAAAAGGAGGATATCAAAAAATGTCCAGAAATCAAAAAATTTGTAGAGAAACCTAAACTCAATCACAATGCTGCGAAAGAGAAGGTGGAGGCATACATACAGAAGTGGGTAAAAGGTCAGGAGAATACCCAGGTCGTGAGTGTAAAGATGAATGTGATACTCACGACATCAAACTTCTGTGAGACGATCAATGGTGAGCATAAGGACATGAACATGTCCTATATAATAAAAAAGAATCAAATAAGTCAAAAGTGCCCGTTATGTAAACGAAACAAGTCTAGAGTCCATATATTAACCCCAGATGTGTTAAAAATACTTAAACAATAATACGCTCTATATACAAATGGTCAATTGTACTGTTAGACGCTCCGGAAGAACGATAAAGAAGTCAGTTCTTTATCAACCCATTGAAACAGTTCTTGATGATGATTACGCAGCGGATGAATATGATTCAGACAGTGACTCAGAAACCGAAATTGATACAGACGATGAATGTGTGTCAGATGAGGATGAGGATGAGGATGAGGATGCTGATGATAATGGTAACCTCAAAGATTTTATCGTAGATGATGAAAGTGAAAGTGAGGAAGAAGACGCTTAAAAAAAACAAGAGTTATATTAGAAAATGGAAACCGATATAGGAAATCCCATTGAATATAACCCGAGTATCGAAGAACAGGAGAAGAATGAAGATAATAAACAACAAGAAGAACAATATTATTTTCACCCGTCTGAGATGACATACGCACCACCACCACCACCCCAACTACGGAAAGTGTGGACATATTTAAAAGTATCGATAAAACGACATGCATTATCGCATTCGCTGTATTTTTACTTGGTTTTTCATGGGGAAAACCATGCAACCAGTGATCCTCAGGTACAGTTGAGTACGCTACAAATGTACCCACATCACCATAAATTGGTTTATTTTTTCCAGTTTGATCCTTCTTTATCAGTTGAGTAGGGTACCTGGGCATGATAAACGCATCATCCGTATCTTCCACAAACCCATCTGTTGTTGAAACTTTCAACTTTTTTACTTCTTTAATAACTCTTTTGTTTTTTGAATTCCAATTCGGTTCAAAAAACAAAATAAAAAATGCACTAACCAAAATGGTAGTGATTAATATACTGAACATTATGTTTTATTATATATGAATATTATTTACGCCGAGGTCACCTCAGGTTCATCACCCTCCTTCACGTCTTCGAGCTTACCGTTAGTTGAAGCATCTTCCTCCTCACGCTGTTTCTTCCGCTCTTCAATTTCAGTCGCGACGACGGCGTTAGCCTCCTTCACAAGGTCTTCCATTGGGGTATCCGGCTTTTCCTTCTTAAGACGCTCCAAAATCTCAGAGGGGTGAGAAATGGGTGTTTCATCCGGTTTGGTGTAAAATTGGGAGTTGTCATCACCAGGGGCATAAGCTATCTTATCCTTCATCATACCCTGCTTACGCTCACTGAACATACGAGCAGCCTGCGCCTGGTTATCCTTATATCCAGACATGATCTCTTCGAGTTTCTCGTTGTTGTAGTGTACATCGTCAATCTTGGTAGAATCAGGTGGGATGAGAAGCCACTTGTACATATCTACGACATAAATGTCGAAGGTTGAATCTTCCTTCTGAAGACGTTTCGCATGGTTGGCCGCCTCATCGCGTGTCGAGAAAGCCCCACGGATCTTGATACCATGTTTATCATTCTTTTGGGGGGAATCGGGTCCAACAATAGAGAGGCACGCGAAGACCTGACCGGGTACGGTAGTATAATCAGTTTCCAGAGACATTATATTTATGTAGGGAGTTAAAACTTTAAGCTATGAAACCTAAGTTATTTAAAAGAGTGAAGAATATAAGAATTATGGAAGAGATTCGGAAGAACCACAATGATGCGAAAAGGGAACTCATACAACGTGTGACAACTAACAGTCAACATATATTAGACGTTGGATGTGGTTTTGGTGGAGATCTTCAAAAATGGCACAAGTGTGGTGCTAATATAAACATGTGCGATCCAGAGCCAGAAGCACTGGTCGAAGCGCGTTCTCGAGCCAAAAATATGCACATGCGCGTCAATTTTTATGAGGGTGACATTCATGCATGTCCTAAAAGAAAGTTTGATGTAGTGTGCTTCAATTTTTCATTACATTACATCTTCGCGACGAAGGAACTCTTTTTTAGTTCTATACATGAAATTAAGAAAAGGGTTAAACCTGGTGGGCGTCTCATAGGTATTATTCCAGATTCTGAGAAACTATTATTTAAGACACCATACCTGGATGATGTTGGGAACTTTTTTAAACTCAAACAGCATGGAGATGGTGGATTTGGTGAAAAATTGTTTGTAAATCTCACGGACACGCCATTTTATGCAGATGGCCCACGGTCAGAACCAGTAGCATACAAGGATCTTTTGGTCACACATTTAGAAGAGTTGGGGTTTAGATTACAATTGTGGGAGGGACTCAAGGGAAATTCAATCTCAGAATTGTATAGTAAATTTATATTTGTATATAATAGATGATACTGTTTCTTATTTTAATTTTTGTTAATGCATATATATTACACACTACAGTAGAACCTAGAGAATTTATAGAAGTGAAGGAAAAATACAAGACTCTTAGAGATCATTTACGCGAAACAAATAATGAGAAATTCCGGGTTCTCATCAGACCTATACCTATCACAGGTCTTATGATCATGAAAGACTCAGTGGGTTTTAATGTTAATAAAGGTTCTGAGATTACCATATGCTTGGATGGTGGTGTAAATGAGATCTTTCACGTACTCATACATGAACTCGCACATTGCACAGTTGAAGAGTATTCCCACTCAGACCAATTCTGGTCAAATTACAATGAACTCCTCGAAATTTGTGTACAATTGGGCATTTACCAGAAAATCATAGAGAAGACTGAATTTTGTGGTCAGCATGTACAGGATAAATAATATTCTATTATATTAAATGAAAACACCACTTAATGTTCTAATCACATCGATTGTATACTGGTTGATTGTATTCGCTATAACACGAGTCCCAGCATACTCTAAAAACTATTATGTCAATCTTCTATTCTTGACTATTGTCATTCCAAACACCATCAGAATGATAATGAGTTCGCAACGTCTTCCACAACTTCACGTTGATAGAGGTTTCTTCCTAACGTCTACTGTGATTGCATTCATTCTCACCTATATAATAAGCAATCTATGGAAACCAACTGAAGAGGCTCTCAAAGACCCCAAGGTTAATAACACAAAAAAGCTTCAGTTAAGTACCTTACTAATGCTGACATTTGGTGCCGGTGCGTTAATAACGTACTATACTGGTGTAGATAACTCAATTTTTAGTAATATGGGTTGGCAAACTGGGGCACCAATTGCCACTGTTTAAGGCTTTACGACATAATCCTTGACGATGTAAAAAGCAATAGCCGCAACTACACCTGTAGATGCTAAACCAACAACACTTCTACCCCCCTGTTCGTTAAGGAACTTGGGGATAGAGGTCGCGAGCTTATCTTGGATGGGCTTGCTGACAGAAATGGCTGCGCACACACCAGCGAGAAGGGCAATTACATGGTCATCAGTGAGGTTAAGTGGGTATTTGTTGGCGGGTTTTTGATCTTTAACCTGGGTGGGTGCGGCATACATTCCCTGGGGTTGTGCGGCGGCCATATGAACACCTTGCATTTTAGGCTCATCACCCATCATAGGTGGTTCCATCATAATATCATTAATGGGAGTAGAATCCATCGTCTCTTTATCTTGACTCACATTTTTTTCATGCGCAAAAGACGTTGTTGGGTTATCACGTAGAGGGACCATTCCACCTCCATCGTCTGACAAATTGAGAGTATTAACCTGCCCCGAAGACATTTTAATATACTGTTATGTTTTTCAGGAAAGTATAAGACGCAATCATTTTCGCTTCGTCACCGTTATCGCTGTCTTTTTATTAGCCTTTTTAGCGTCCTGTTCTTTATGGTCAGCGTGCTTTGAATTGTACATTTTCTTATGCATTCCCCACAATTGAGAACTCCCAACTTTGAAATTTTTCCTGACAGTTGCTTTGTACCAAAACACACAATCCTGTATCTTGTTTGATTTAACAGTATTATCTAACACGAGACACTCGTAATTTTCTGTACACGCATCCATCACCTTACAAAACATGTCGAATGAGGGAAATATACCAAAGAATGATTTATACAACTTTTCTCTGTTCTGAATGATATTCTCTCGTAAAATAAACACATAATCCACATTCGCACGCAAGGCAGGTGGGAGATCCATCACGTACTGCATTGTCAACATGAAGAATATCTTCCAGTGTCGGCCATTCATAAAGCATTGGCGAATACATGTATCCTTCAAAAACTTTGAGTCGTACATACAATCATCAAGAAGCATGAACGCCCCACAATTCGCTTTCCCTGCACCCACTAATTTTCTCTGTCTCGCCATGACACGTTCGATCGCATCTTTATCATAGTCACCATAAATGAAGAGATCAGGAATGAACTCGGAATAGAAATGGTTACCCTCCTCTGTCCCTGAAAGAACAATGCCTGCTGGGAGATGTTTCTTGTGGTACATGATATCTTTCACAAGGGTCGATTTACCTGTATTACGCTTACCGATAAATACAATGACCTTATCATCTGCAATTGATTCAGGCTTGAATTTCTTCAATTGAAGATTCATTCTATTGTATCGTATCGTTTTATTTAACAAAATTTTACTCATATACAGTAGGAATGGCTGGTCGTCTGAGACTTGCCGCCACAGGTGTTCAGGATCAATGGTTAACAGGTGAACCACAATTCTCGTATTTCCTGATGAATTTCAAAAAACATACGAAGTTTGCTATAGATACGATAGAGAGCCAGTTTGATGGTAAGATTGATTTTGGTGAAATCCTCGAATGTAGTATTCCAAATGATAAAGGTGATTTGATTCGTAATATGACCCTAAAGGTTACACTCAGTGATCCTATACCTGATACAGCAGGTCGTAACGACACCGTCTGGTCCCCTTCGATTATGACACATCTCATAGAGTATGCTGAACTGGTTATTGGTGGCCAGGTTATTGAACGAATTACGGGAGAGTATATATACTTACATCAGCAGCTTAATAACACAAATGATGATATTGAGCAAACCCTCTATTTCCTTAACGGACATGGAAATATCCTGACTTACCAGGGGCAGTATACATACTTTTTGGATCTACCATTCTATTTTTATAGAAACCCAACCCTTGCCATTCCAACCTGTGCACTGACCAAACAACTCGTCGAAGTTAGAATTAAGACTCGACCATTGACCGAACTCATATACGGTGGTAAAGGTCTTTACGGACCTTCGTACGAACAGGATATTTCTGGAACTATAAATAAGTTTTCCCTCGACACTGAATTCGTGTATGTGACCCCCGATGAAAGCAATTTCCTTAAGTCAAACCCCATCGATTATGTAATCACACAAGTGCAGGTATCTAATTTTAAGATGAATCCGGGTGAAAAAGAGAAGGATGTGTTACTTAAATTTTCACATCCAGTGAAGGAGATGTTTTTTGTATCACAATCCGAAGAATCTGTACAGAATAACTACCCAAATGAATACAATACAATCACAAATGTTGAATTACGATTTAACAATGAAGTTGTTTTCAATCGAGATGAAAAGTTTTTGGTGTACGAACAATCTTTGAAACATCATATTAACTCACCCCTCGATAAACAGGTTAATGTTGGTTTCCCTTTCGATAATACCACCTTTACATTCGGTCCATCTAAGTTTGGGATGTATTCATTCTCACTGAAACCTGAGGTGCATTATCCAACTGGTCAAGTAAATATGAGTCGTATAGCACATAAACTCTTGAGAATCAAAATAAACCCACTTAACACCACAGATCCGAACAATACACGAGTTTATGCAGTAAACTATAACGTGTTAAGGATACAGAGTGGTTTAGCGGGATTAATATTTTAGGTGGATATAATAGGAATGGCTGGTCAACTCCAATTGGAAGCAACTGGACCACAAGAACAGTATTTCACGATAAACCCAGACTATACATACTTTTTAGAAAAATTCAAGAAACATTCAAATTTTTCGAGACAGTATGTCGACGTAGACCCAGAAAGTGAAGCCGCCTTCGGGAGAAAGGTGCGATTCAAAATTCCACAGAATGAAGGAGATCTTTTACAGAGTGTAGCCCTAAAGTGTAAACTTCCACAACTCGATCAGAATATTGTATATATCGAGTCAGTAGGACACGCTCTCATAGAGCATGTAGATCTACTCATAGGTGGGAAGGTTATAGAGAGAATCACGAGTGATTACCTCCAGATTTACTCAGAACAGTTTATGACACAGACAAAACAAAAGGCACTCGAACAACTCATCGGTAAATATCCATTGAGAACTACATTCAAGAGAGTTTCCGAGGTTGAAGGTAACAGTGGAATCATTATCCATAATACATTGGGTTTAGGTACAGATGAAGAGTTTCTAGTGGATATACCGTTTTATTTCTACAATCACCCAGAATTAGCTATACCCATGTGTGGGATGAAACATCAAGAAGTCGAAATCGAATTCAAGTTAAGAAGTGTTGAAGACTTGGTTGTCCATATAACGGGGAATTATAAAGCAGGTGGTGTCAATTTACGGGAGGTTCTTGCGAGTCTTAAACCTAAAATCAAAGAGTTTTCACTTTGCACAGAGGTGGTATTCCTCGACTCGGTAGAGAGAATAGAGATGGAAAAAACATCGAGAGATTATCTAATTACACAAGTTCAACAGAATACATTTGAAGTCGGTGTGGGTGTAAATAATGGAACGTTTAAGCTTGACTTTTACAACCCAGTGAAAGAACTTCATTTTGTCATTCAGCGCCATGGTAGTAATGTAAACGCGGCCGATACAACTCTTCAGGGGAACTTTGTAACTCCATTTGATTATGATAATACATCAAATGTTGAAAATGGAAAGTTGATTCTGTACGAAAATTTAGATCATCTCACGTTAAAGTTCGATGGTGAAGATATCATAACGAAGGATACAGGGAATGTCATCTTTTTAAAGGCTATACAGGGGGCTATTCACCACTCTAAAACACAACTCATCAGGAGATTTTACTCGTATAGTTTCGCATTACAACCGGAAGAATGGTATCCAACTGGTCAAATAAACTTCAATTTGATAAAAGAGCCAATTTTGAACCTAAGTATGACATCATGTCCAGATTTTGCACGACAAATTCGAGTGTACGCTACAAACTACAACGTTTTAAGAGTGTGTGGGGGAAAAGCTGAAACTCTTTTTAATTATAAGTATTAAATAGAATGAAGACAGGAATGGGCAACAGTGTCGATATAGCTAACAAGGTAGCGATCGAGTATATGGAAGCAATGACTGGCATTGTTATGCCAGTTCTCGAACGGAGTGTAATACTCGCAGCAGAGTACTCTAAAGCTTGTGGAAGAAATGTAGTTCTTTCACAAGATGTGCAATACGCATCTAGGTATTGTGCGATGCATACAGTTGGGCAGGTGACAGGTAGTTTATTCCCAGGCGTGTATGATTCTGATGATTCTGACGAAGATGATATTGAGGTTGTCCCAGAGAATGAGTTACCTGAATTTAAACGATATACAGGAAATAACCCCCTATACAATCAAATCAACCAGGCGTATGATAACTGGTCCGATTGGGAGCCGCGCAATCCAGCTGAGCAAATCTTAAAAAATGCTATTAATAAGGATGACAGTATGGGAGCCTGATGGTTGGAATTTTTCGAATACGAAAACAAAACTTATAGTATTAGGTAATGATCAGGATTCAGACACTACGGATTCGTCCGATGACGAACAGTTATTCACCAAATCTAAAATACTCAGGAAAAAAAGATACAAAAAAATCGATAAAGAAGAGCTACTTCCAGAGTAAAATATTTTCCCATGCTATAGTATACAAAACACAATGAAGGCTGCTCTTAAGACTGTCAATCTTGTCACTCAAGAACTCGAGACCCAGTCTCTCAACGCAATCGTGGCGGGTTTCTCCTTCGCCGCCGCCATGTCATGGATGGATGTTGTCCGTTGGACCATCAGCCAGGTCGTCAAGGTGCCCAAGAATGGTGGTGCCCAATACGCACTCACCGCTGTCCTGACCACTCTCCTCTCGATCGTGGTCTACATGCTGATCTCCAGTGTCTCCACTCGTGTTTCCAAGCCTGCGCAGCCCGTCTACGCGGTATCCCGTTAAATTTTCCTTTTCATGAAAGAAATTAGTAATATACCCAGGAAGGTAATTACCCCAATATAAACAAACACTTCACGGTTATAAGGATTCTTAAATTCCTCTGGAATGCTTATTAACGATTTTTCCTCCTTTTTCGGTAAAACATCATCGAGTACAACCTTCGTAAGATTCGCGAGTTTGTCAGTAGAGCACGTCACTTCAAATTTCAATAAATGATCTTGATTTCTGAAATCATATGGGATGAGGCGTCCATGACTCATATAGAAAAACTCGATTGTCAATTCCTTTATAAACTTTTGTGGTCCAGAGTGAAAGTGATGTATGATCGGATCATCTGTACCATTAAAGTTTACAACATCTGAACCATTGAGAAGTATATGACCTGTGTAGAAGGGTGTAGAGGTGTATACATCCTGATCAAACCCGTCTGATCCCGAGGTAACCTTAAGTACCAGGGAATTAGGACCATCTAAATTAATAGCACCAGACCTGAGTACCTTGTTCGTAGACGCATGGTCAATTGAACCAAACCCTAAAACTTGGTGTGGTGTCGTCACGGAAGATGAAGTACTCATGTACCCGTTTGTTCCGTCATGAAATTCAAATGTAAAATCATTGTCACCGGCTATGGTATTTGAGAAGACTAGACCATTTGTATCGGTATCAAATACGACGGAATCTACATTGGATCCGGGTGGTGCCAGTTTGATAGCGAGATCTGAAGCGAGTACAGTTCCAGATGAATAATTCGTTTCATCTAAAGTTATGACTGTTCCATCTACACTGAAACTTTTATTTGATGCACATGTTGTTAATTGTGGTGTAGGTATACGCGCAGAAATCAATTTAACTTGAGACACGTCATAAATTGGGTTTTCTAAGTGAATGACGTAGGTATTAGCATATGGATGCACATTCGACTGGCGCTGACTACTATCGATATTAAGGTTATGAACCTTCATTAAAATAACGGGATACTATTTTAATGAGTGTTTTTATCTAATTCAAAGTGAAATTTTATTGAGAAAGACTGTGAGATAATGGGTTATTCTGAAGTTGTGTCTTCGCGATATCGAGACGCCTGGAGTTGGGGTTTTCGTTACCCTTGTAGGCATTGAACTGATGGTACTCGTTGTTCTTGTAATTTTGCGTCCACCCACCACTAGCCGCGTTGACACGACCATCGACGCGAGTAGTATCAGAACGAACCGCTGTCAGCTTACCACCTTGCTTGAGAGCACTCTCGCGCACATTCATGCGACCAGCGTTACCCATGCGGTTAGGTTTACCACGACGATCTTCGGGGCGGAAACCATATTTCATCAGTTCCTCATTACTCTTAGCATTAACCTGTGCGGCTGCGCTATTTGTGTATCCACCGACAAAGTTGGCAATACCTGGAGTGGGTTGATTGTTGTATATGTATTGTTCATCATTGCGGTCAGTCCTGAACCTCGTAGGATTCTGTACAAGAGTCTGAGCGGGTATGAAGCGTCTGGCACCGTTGAAACCTAAACCATCGGTGCGAACACCAGTTTCCGAACGGTTGGTGGTCCTCTTAGTCTTCTCATGCTCTGTGCGGGGGACAACACCAGACATACCTTGGGCACGGCCAGGCATGGCGGGTAAACGACTAGGGAGGTGAGTAGTAGTGGCAGGCTTATTATGTGTCAACTCACCAACCTTCGCCGAACGACCACCTGTAACATCGTGGGCAGGACCACTGCGTCCTGGTAATGTAGTGAGCCTATATTCACCCACGTTGACTGGGTTAACTCGCAGTGATTGTTGAAAACCACCAATAGCTGGTACATGAGCACCGACACCGAGACCTGGACCGACGAGTTGTTTTTCGACGGGAGAGAGATTATTCATGCGACCTTGGTCATACATACGATTGCGTAAATCTAAAACTTCTTGACCACCACTACGGTGTTGCCTGGAGATATCTGCGAAACTTTCAACTTCTTTCTTCTGTGGGGCAGCTACTCGGGATACAAAATCATTTTCCTTGAAATCTTGGAATTGAGTTTCCTTAGGGCTTTCAGATCTTTCAGAGATGGATGTATAATTTTCAGGTTTCTTACTGAGAGAACGCCCGGCGTAGACCAGTCCGGCTACGGCGAGTAATGAAATTGGGTCAGCCATTCTTACTTCTTATTAACATTTTTATTAATATATCTTTGGTCAAACAAACCATTCTGGAGCTCAGCGCGGGTGCTCGAAGGTTCATAACTTCTTGTACGAAGAGGGACCTTACAATCCATGTTGGTGAGGGGGAATAGATTACGTTCATAGGTTGGTACGATGACCTTATTGAAACGGGTAGTAGCTTGGGGACGAAGTTGATCGGATGTTTCTATGTATTCAGCTGGGGAACCCTTACCAGCCTTGTATGGAGCAGTTCCATAAAGCATGGTATTGGGGCGAGAACCATAATTTAATTGACTGGGCTGAGGGTAAACAAATACCTCATCAGTCGCTTTCACACTTGGTAGGGCACCAGCGTTTTCAACAATCGAGAGACCAGGTTGGAGTTGATACGCCATTTATTATTACACGAGAATATTAATCTAACTATAGGTTCCGCCACCACCTCGCACACGACCACCACCTCGGGGACCTCTAATGTCACCATCTCCACCGAGACCAGCGAAAGCCTCTAATTGAACACCACGCGCATCAGGATTGCAGTACCTGGAATCACTTTTGCACATCGGTCCATTCTTAGGTCCATATAACCATTCAGCAAATTGTGTTTGATCACCTGGTATTTGACTCACAGGGGCCGTCACAAATTGCCTTTCTATAGCATTTTTCTGAAATTTTGGTAACGACGAACGAGAACGTCCTGAATCGAAAGGTACGTCTTGTGTGACGAACTTATTAGGGTGTGAGTAATAACACGCCTCTAAACGGTTGGGTGCATCAGTGTAATCTGTCATGAGCACGTTAGCCATAGGGTTATCACGAGTTGGTTCTTGACAGTTAGAAGTCGTCTTCAATGAATATTTGGACGTCTCTTTCACCATATTGGTTTTGTATAAAACAAAAATAACAGTCAGAACTGTCAAAGCCAAAACATAGACCCTGGGATCACGGCGAATTAAAAATATGACGGTAGCAATATAAATTATAAATCGGGAAGCTGCATTAATTCGATCTTCTGGTGTTTGCTCACTAGTCGGCCAAAATTGAGAAATCTGGTCACGTCTGATGAGTTGCTTAGGATCGTCGAACCAGGCTTTCATTTAATATAGGTTAAGGTTTATTTTTTGAGAAGACCCTGACCAGGATCACCCATGCCGCCCATCATGCCACCAATCATCTTCATCAACGCCTCCTGGTCAATCCCCCCATCCCCAGTTTCAATTTTATCAGCACAATCCTTTGCTAACCCTTCGATCATGGCTAACGTATCGGCGGGGATAGAGATGATGGTACTACCAAGCATGTATAATGTCTGGAGGTATTGCCAGGTGGCTTCCTTTGTGTTATCCGATAACTTGGACCAATACGACTTTACATCGAGATCCTTGAGAAAATCAACGTTCTCAATTTCCTTTAGAATAAACTGTTCATCCTTGGAAGAGATATGTCCAGCGTAAGGTGTCACACCACTCATAAAACCATCCACAACGAGACGGGGGTTGGCGGATTTCAAAACGTCGAAAGACGTCAACATTTTCTTAATGCCTTTTTCCTCTGGAAGAGTCTTGTGCAATTCCACAAGAAATTGACCCATCATATCGTTGAACGCAGTAACGGAAGCCATTTTCTTAATATAACCCTGTAATCTTTAAGTTTCAGAAAGGATCTGTAGATATAGACTCCTTTTTACCTAAACCATTAGAGATAATGAAAAATACGAGTATCGCATTTAAGACAGCGGGTTTTGTATATTTATTTAATTCTAATTTACCTTCATTATTGAGGTGAGCTTTGAGATGAATGTAACCAGCAGTTATTAAACCTGCAATCAATGCGGCACTGAGTGGGTCACGGAAATGTTCTGACAACGACTCCATTTAATTATAGGCAAGTTTTTTTGTACGCTGCTCTGGTGCGTCACCAAATAAAACAC